GAACTGTGGTACCAGTGTGTTGGCACTTCACATCTTCAGTTTCAGGCTGAAGACCAGAAATTTCAATATCACCATCGATGCAACCAGCATCAACTTCGACCTGACCAACAGTTACCAGCTCAAATCCAAAACCAGATTTAACAGCATCATCATCTGGATCTCGAGCTGGGTTCGCAAAACCAGGATTTGTGTTTGTCAGTGTCACCACATTGCCAGATGCTGTTGCATCGAAGCCCGTGATGGCCGTCAAAACAGCCGCTAATTTAGTCGCGATTGAATCAGCTGTTTCAGGGTTTGTGATAGAGACAGGGTGAGCTGTCCAACCTGAAATCACGACATCAGCCACAACACCATCATCGAACCAAGCGAAATGCTTCGCACCCGCTTCATCTTGGAAAAGAAAATATTTTCCAGCGAGTGATGCACCTGCTGAAGATGGGATTGTTGTGATCTTCTGTACCTGTTCAACGTCTTGACCGAGGTAAACATACATCGGTTTAATCTGGACATTTTCTACACTCATGGTCTCTCCTCTATGTCTAAATAAATCGTTAAATTAAAGTCCATTGTTAATCGGATCTTATTATCGTTGCTAATTGATAGCGCCGAAGGATCGAAATTGCCCAGATCAACATTCTTGATGCTTGGTTGCGTAGCCCGATTTTTAGCTTTGAGACTCTCAATAGCTATAGCCTGACCCGTGGCAATGATCTCGTCAATACATTTCTGGGGATCCTTGGTGCCGTCAGCATACAGATTCAAAGTCGCAACACCGGCAAACTCAAAACACCCATTCTGGTTTCTCTTCACCAATTGAAATCGACCAACAGCAATATGAAAACACCCTCTTTGGATCAAAGTCGCGGGGATGTTTTCTTGGTTAAAGCCATCGGTCCACTCTTTGAGTTTCGGTGCCGCCGTTTCAATTCGAGCCCTGAAATATGGTCTTACGTCGGTGAAACTCATCGTCGTAAAAGGTCACCACTCCAGGTGTTGACCTTCTCCTGTTTATCTACTTTTTTATTTTTGTTTTTGTCCAATTTCAGCATGGCCTGATTTCGAGCGGCTAGCATTTCCTTCTCGTATTCATTGGCCTTTTCTTTGTGGACATCATCATTAGAGTTTTGAAAGCTTATAAATAAATATCTAAGAGTTTCAAAAACACTCCAAAGCCGAACATCTTCAAGGTCAAGAATGTCATATTTAGTCAATCTTTCCCCGTTTATGTCAGTGTGTCCCTGGTTATAGATCCAGTTTAAAACTGTCTCTTGGGTTCGGCGGTGGGCATCTAAGAAAGAAGCTCGACCCTCTTTTACCCAGTTTAAAATATTTGATTCGTGCACTTGAAGGTCTGAATCACTTGAAAAAAGTGAATCACCAAAAACGGTGTAAACCTTTTGATAGAAGATTGAAGTTTCAGTTGTTTCAACCGGTGTTGGATCGGCCCCATCGCTTGTGGTGACAGCCAAGGTAATCTTTTTTAGGCCGTATTCAATAGTTGATCCCGTGAATTCTTTTGCCGATTTCACTTTCTGAAATCCGATGTGCGGCCACAAATTGCCTGGGCGTTTTGTTGGGTCAATTTCGATTTCTTCAGAGCAAGAAAGGACCAATTCATCTTTGTCAGATAATGTAAGGGTGAAAGTTGGACCTGCTAAAGCTGTTTGCAGTGCTAATAAAATGGCATCTTTCAAATCACTAAAAGTGTATGTGTCATCTGGGACTGTCGCTATATAATCAACCCCAGTTGATTTTCTTTTGAAATAAAGTTTGTTGGCGTTGCTGTCGATGTCAAAATCAGAATCACCCCAAGCCCAATCGAGAAATCTTTCTTCGGGTGTACCATCCACCACAAATACATCAATCGGGGTGCCGTTAGCCCCTGGTGTGATCTCAACTTTTGAAATCGGGTTTTCACCTTTGGTGATAAAAGACTTGGCCGCATCAAATCTTGTGGCGTCTTGTACCTGCACTTTAGCTTCAAAATTTAAAATTGGTTTTATCATATTACCGTCCAAGAAAGGTTTGAAATTGTAAATCTAACGACCCGACCAGTGCCACCATTGGTGCCCGCTGATCCAGCTTGACCACTACCCCCGACACCCGTGCCACCTGTTCCCCCAGTGCCGCCGCTGACATCGAAAGTTCCAGCACCTGAATAATTCACACAAATCATGTAAATCATTCCACCGCCGCCACCACCACCGCCACCGCCGCCACCAGCTGATCCAATACCGGCGTTTGCGTTTCCACCATTTCCACCGTTGCCACCTTTGGCTCTCATGATGCCCGCGTGTGCGATAGTTCGAGCAAAAATGGCAATCACATTCCCACCATTCCCACCGGCACCACCGCCACCACTGTCGGCCCCAAATCCTGAGCCACCAGATGATCCCCCTCGACCACCAGTGCCGCCTTGAACAAGGTTTGTTCCGAATAAAAGGCTAGTAGCAATATGGCGAAACTTTCGGCCTGATGAATTCACACCCGCACCAGCGGCACCACCAGCTGTGGAACCAGCGCCACCGGCACCACCACCACCGCCATTTCCAGCATCAGAATTTGAAGCTGTCGGTGCAGCGGCTGTTGTTCCGGCAACATTTGGAGCTGTTGCCCCAGCACTTCCAGCACTTCCACTGGTTCCAATCCCGAGTTCATTTTGGAGTAAAGAACCGATCAAGCCACCAGTCGGACCCGTTGCATTTCCGCCATTTGAACCATCGTTTGCAATGATCCCAGAACCACCAATGGTCAAAGTCCCAGTTACAAAAATTTCATATCCATTTGTATTTAGTAGCGCATTTACAGTGAGGTTTGCATAGTACATGGTTCGAGACAAGGTTGTTGTCGATGAGATGGTAACGTCGCCATCAGAGCCATCCCCGAAGTTATTTGGAAGGCCGTCAATGGTGTCACCAGGGGGTAACTCTTCAGTGCGGCCATCCGTTCTGATAACAAGAACCTTTCTCTCAGCCATTAGTTTCTCTTGATTTCTTGCTCGATGTCGGTGTTGATCTCAGTTGTCTGCGTTGCGATACCCAAGTATTGAAGAATCGCTGGTGCAGCTGGGACAGTTTCAACTGGTGAACCAGCTGTTCCCAAGTATTGTCGAGCACCGATTGTGCGACCAGAAACACCCGCATTTGGACCCTCGAAATAAACAAGGCCCGTGCCCGCGTTCGCAACAGCATCTTTACAGAAGCCGTGAGCTGGGCGGTCATTTGAATTATCGGCCAAGCGCATTGTGGTGACCCCGCCATTGTTGTAAAGGTTGACGTATTTACCAGCACCGATTGCTTCAGAAGCAACCGCTGAAACTAGATCTGGTCCAACCCCGAGTGGCAGAACTGAAGGATCAATTCGACCATCTGATGCTGTTGCCACAATCTTGCCCGCGTCGCCTGTGCCCGTGCGAGTAACAAGAGCCTCGACTTCTTCTTGCCGTCCAACTGTTCCGATTGCTAAATATCTGTTTGCCATATTTTTCCCCTCTTGCTTTGTTAAACTCTAAAAATCGGTTCTTCAATCGATATAAAAATTGCCCCTGGTCCCAAGCTATGACCGATTTTAACTCGGTATTCATTCGGAACTGGGACATCAGCTGTGATCTCGCCATTGAGACCCAAAAACAGCATTGTGCCCAAGGGAAAATTAAAAAAATCATCCCGAAGTTCACTATCTGTTTGAATGAAAATTGGATCAGTAGAACCCCCACCCGTCAAAGTAATCCCCAGCACTGTGGCATCTTCGACAGATCCAATTTTCGTGGCATATTTTATTTCGTTTGCATTGATAGCCGTAACAGCTTTGAGAGCTGAAATCGTCGTACTTGCTCGATAGCGTGTGATATTCGACGGCATCTGATCAAGATCAAAATTGTGGGTGAAAGGATTAAACTTAAACATAAGTTGTTACCCCACCGATCAGCTGGATATATCGAATATCAGCATAGGTTAAAACCGTTGTTGCAACCAACTGGGTTTTTGCCTCATCAGAATAAAATCGGAAGGTTTGGGTATAGTCCCCGTATTCAACAGAAAAAGCTTTAGTACCCGCCGGTGGGGCTAAAGGTTGATTTGTTGGGATTACCCTAAGAGCGTATTCCCGTTCTTTGTTACCCTCAAGGTCAACACCTGCTTTTTTCAGGACCTCAAGGCCGTGATCTTTTACCGACATTGGTGAGCCTTTCAGCCACAAAAATTAACCAACGCCGGACCCCTCTTAAGAAAGTGGGGCCGGATTGTTGGAAAGCGAACCAACTAAAGTGGCAGGTCCGCTATAATCTGTCATGTCCAAGTTTGAATGTGTCGAACCAGGATTGATGATCAGCATGGTTTACCCCTTTTTTGCTTTTTCTTTCTCTTGACGCATTTTCATTTCAGTCTCGAGCATTGCCATGTACATGGCATCTTTTCCATCTTTCTCTTGAGACTTAATTTGAGTCATAAGTGCTCGATCAGAAAGTCCAGAAATATAATCTTTCATTTTCTGGGCTTGAGGCTTGAGCTTGAGTTCAACTGGCTTTGTCTGCTCAGCCGGTTGTTGCTCTTGTGGAGCTTGCTCAGGTTGTTGTTCTTGGTCTGATGATTGCTCTTGAGTTTGTGTCTCTGACATACATACCTTCTTTATTTAGCTTGCCGCTTGAAACATCATTACCTTTGTCATCTGGTACAAACCACATAACCCAGTTTGTCCCGTCCCAAGCGATTGTTTTGATCTCAATTCTTTTTCCCAAGTTATCACAAAATGCCGAAAGCCCAGACATAGCTGGGCAATAAACAAATCTTAATCGAGTCGTTTTCGGCAACATCTGAGCTTAGCCCTTTGGTGTGTAAACCACCACAACAAGCTTCACTTTACCTGCGGTCAAAGCGGCTGTTGCGACAGTGATACCAAGCTTTCCTTTTGCGGCGGCGTCGACGTTCAATGGGGTCCCAATTGCAAACTTCGCGATGGTACCAGCTGTATAGGCAGCATTGTTGTAAGCTGTCGCGGCGAGATAGCGAGCGTTCGAATTGGAATCACCCAAAGCAACGGTCGCTGATCCACCAGATGTGAAAGCTGTTTGAACAATGTAAAAGCCATCAACGATGTAAGAACCCGCTGGGATTGACTTAGCACCACAAAGATCGATGAAGCCGACCGCGCCACCTTTAACGGCGAAATCATAAGTGCACTCTTGCACTGTGTATTCACCACCAGATGCTTTTGCGTGTGCGAAGTCGACTGTGAAAAGAAGGCCAAGAACGAGTCCAGAAATTGCCATGATAGATTTCATTTTATTTACTCCTGAATAGGGTTTTAGGTTCAAAAATTTTAGACCAAAAAAAGCCCGCCCCGTTTCGGGCGGGCGACTAACGTCCCAAGGGATCGGTTAGCTAATAGAGACAACTCGAAGGCCGTCTAATTGTTTGATACCGATGAGGGTATCAGTGTTCACGCGTGAAGCGCGAAGACCATCAACACCCAAATCATACTCTTTCACTTGCAAGCCCTGTTGAGCTGCCATTGTCATGAAAGATGTATGGAACCAGTAAGAAGTGTTTCCTACTAGAGTTGTGAAGTTAGGTTTGAAACCCAACAACTGAGCTGGAAGTTGACCAGATGACAACGGCGAACCAGATGCCACAAAGTCAGAGCTTGTGAAGCCAGTGATGTTGAACACATCGTTCAACTGAGCCGAACCAAGGACCGCTTCACGGTTTGCCATTGGAACGTTTTGAGCATCCAAAAGCTCTTTCGCGTTAAGGATGTCAGACAACGCCAAAGTTGTACCTGATCCGTAAGCGATTGAGTGATCTGGGCCAGCTGCATTTGGGACAATCAAAGAGATGATAAGTTTTTCAACTTTCTTTTTGATTGCATAGACAGCCATCTCTTTCAATTTGTCGACGAAAGAGATCGACTGAAGAGAAGCTTTGTTTGAAACCGCGAAATCTTTCACAACACGTTGGTTGATTACCAACTCTTGTTGAGAAACTGTGAGAGCTTCAGCATCTGCACGGTCGCCTTCAGCAAGGATCTCGCCATCTTCGAATTCAGGCATTGTGCTGATCTTAACTCGGTCACCAATCGCTTGAATTTCGCCTTCATAATCCTTTGAAATCAAAGAACTGAAAGGCAGGTCTGCCAAAAGTACGTCATACCAGCGAGATGACCAAATCTGTGGTACGATCAATGATACTTCTGCACCTGTCGTGATTAACTGATCCATTGTTTCCCCTCTCGTTTAAATGGAATAATATTTATAAGCCGTTTTTGTATTTAATGACACCATCTTGGTACTTCTGTTTGTTTTCTTGAGTTGGATTTTTCTTATATTCCTTCTCAAGAGCCATCAAAGTTTCCATGGTCATCTTACCACCAGCTGGAACAGTCACGGTCGGACTTGCTGGGTTTACACTCGCGGGTTTCACGGCAAACCAAAAAGGCTTTCGCGCTTTCAAAAGTTGAGCTGCGGCCTCGGCACCATGTACAAGAATCTTGCCCGTGCTTGTAGCTTCCACACTAATATTTAAGTTGTCAACCATGTAGTCCAGGTCTTCAAGGGCTTCTGGATTTATGCCCAGCTTTGTGCACTCGGCTTTGAGTCGCATAAGCTTCTCATTTTGAATGATTGTGCCGTGCAGCTTTTCATATTTAGTGCGGTTGTTTTCAGCCTCTTCGGACTTCAAACGTGCAAGCTCTTCCCAATTTTTCGACTTTCTCAGCGACTCCTCTTGCTGTTGCTGAAGTTTGGCTTCAGCCGCTTCCCGAGCTTGTCTTTCTCTTTGAAGTTCGGCTCGAAATGCTGCCATGTCATCAGCGGGTGTCGGCGTTGGTGCTGGTGGCGCTGGTGTTGGATCAGCTGGTGGTGTTGCTGGATCGGTCGGTAAATTAGGATCTGTTGACATATTCTGCCCCCTATAATCTAGGTTTCAATTTTTGTGTTGTTTATTTATTGAAAAGCTCTTTTACTCTTTGTGCAAACAAATTTTTGATCTTTCTCATAACACTGACATTCCACTCTTCACCCTGTTGTGGAATGAATCGGCGTCGTGGGATAGCCCCGACCCCGTTCACTTCGGTCCCCAAATTATTGGCTTTTGCTCGAACTTTCACATCGTTAGGTGCATTTTTGTTGATACCGATTTCAACTGAATTGCCCGATTTTCGAAAAACCCCGAACCAAGAAAGCATGATACCGGTTAAAAAAAGGTTCACCGGCCTTTGTGGTTTCAGTCTGTTCTTTCCCTTACCAGGATAATTGGCTGGGTTAACATATTCCCCGAAACGTCCAAAGCCCCTCACCGGTGAGACCCCACTGCGAATATTCTTTTTGATTTCACCATCCACAATTTCAACTTGGATGTCTTTGATGAGCTTTTCATTGATAAACTCAGTCTTAAGTTTCTTCAAGGCCTTGGCCGCGTCGACTTTAATCCCAACTCTGAAAATGCTCATAAATAATCCAATAGACCACTGTTTACAATGTCATCTAAAACGGCTTTATTTCTGAATACTGCCAATCTTAGTTCGATTCTTGATAAATTTCCAAATATTTCCCTTAAAGACTGGTACAGATCAGCTTGCGACTCTACATCATTGAAGCGGCTAGAAGCTTTCTTCTCTCGCACATTGTCTTTCTGTTGGGATCGGTCAGGTTGCTCAGTGGACTCAGCCAACACGTCGGCCACAATTCGATCCACCTCAGTTTGGATTGCTCTTTTATAGTTTTCACCTTCTTTGGGTAAAAACTGTCGAGTGGGCAGATCGGATTTACCAGACAGATTGTTGTGGCCATCAGCAACAGGTGCACGTTCACCGAAGACACCAATTTTGATCCCTGAATCTGTGGGGACTGCCTTAAGCTGATCAAGAGTCCGACCAGAAAATTGAATATCAGCTTTTTTGTTTCCAATTTCGGCTTCTTTTTTCTTCGCATACTCTTTTGATAAGCTTTTTTTCCAGCTTCCCCCACTGACAGGACTCTTTTCATCGGCCACCGAAACCAAAGTCTGTTCAACTAAGAAATCAGCGACCTCACTTTGGATGGTCCGCTTTTGATCAGGGGTCAATTTCTTGACACTCGAGAAAAGGTCGATCTCGACAGATGTTTCATTCTCTGTTGTCGTGACCTTTCCCGTTTTCATTCTTCAGTATCATCCTTTTCTGGATCTTCAGCTGGATCATCTTGATTTTCTGGATCTTGTTGACCTTCGGGTGGGATTGTTTCACCAGTTTCGGGATCAACATTGTCATTATCAGGGTTCGCTTCAAGAGCTTTTCTTCGAGCTAATTGGATCTCGATCTCTTGAGCAAGCTGTTTGAGCAATTGCTTTTCAGCTTGATCTTCAGTGATCCCTGGATTTTCTTTCATGATGATAGTCACCAGTGTATCAAGTCCCAGTTCCATTCTCAGCTTGTAATTTTCCAGTCTTTCTTTCTCAGACTGAATTGGCTCAGGCTCTTGGAATGAAGTCGAAAGGGTTTTACCAATATCATCGGGGAGTTTGATTTCTTTTAGGGGCTCAATCAACTGATCACGGTAAGTGTCCAAGAAAGCTCGAGCTGCATCGAAAACTTTCCCCTCTTTGTCCACAAAGATCTGTTGTTGATCCGAAACGTCTTCAAGGCTTTCAGCTTTATCAATGATCAGAGAGATCCCAGATGCGAAATCTTTCCCACCCGAGAGTTGAGCTGAAACCCCAGCCGTTGAAAGGTTATTGGTTGTAAGAAGTAGAGCAATGTAAGCTTCCACAAGTCCACGAAGCTCACCCAGATTTGGGTTAGCTGAAGCAAAACCAATTTTCGGCTCGGCTTGCTCTTCTTTGTTGTACTCGAGCTTGATCATTTTTGTTGGGCCGATTTCAACAGAGCCTGGAAGGTTCTGTCCAGTCATATAAAATTGACCATAACCCTGGGTAACCCCAACGTGATTGTTGTGAGTGATCATACCGTTCAAAAGAATCGCACCATCAATCAGATCCCCACCACCTTGAGCCCAGTATTGGTTGTCTTGGTCGATCCCGTAGCCAATGATCATCTCAACACCAAACGGATTTTTGTTTTGTGTGTTACCTGGATCAGCAATGATCTCACCTTTTGAATTTGTGGTGAAATGAAAATTCTTTGACCACCAGATGTAAGTTTTCTCTTGGCCTTTTCCAGAGTCATCTGGGCTATCGGCAATAATTTGATCTCGGCCATCACCCCGAGCAAGGATTGTTGCCCCTTGTGGTCTGAGACCTGGATCTATTTTAGAATAATCGGACATTTCAGGGGTGTAATCAGAAAGAATGAAAGCCAATGGTCTGGTCTTATCATATTCATCTTCGATCACATCATAATTGTGGGGCTGAAGCACTTCAGGCACCAGCGTCCATTCTACACTAGAGCCATCTTCATTGTAGCGCGGACATGGCTTCATATAAAGGGCACAATTCTTTTGAAGCTTGAGGTAACGATTGGCTTGCTTCATTTTTGAATTGATGTCGATGATCTTTTCTAACTCTTGAAGCTTTTTCGTGTCTTCATCTTTTCCAGAGATCTCACGCTTGACCCCAACCGAGTAAACACGGCTTAGTTTATCGATAACTTTTCGAACGATTGAGATATTCGAGATCGAATAGCGCATTGAGATGACCGTATTTTCTGAAAATTGTCTCAGAAGGTTGGCCACCACAAAATAAATTGTTTGATCTTTGTAACAAAGATAGCGGCGATAAGATTCGTGCTTTCGGTTTCGATTTTCCGAAGCCTCGATTTCCATGATTACTTGGGCTCGAACCGCTGGGTCTAAAATTTGATTTTCGAATTTGATTTTCATTATCTGATCCTTTGCTCACCGGATGGTCGGTGTTCACCACTAAACGGAAAGAGGATGTCGCACATATAATCAAGCCCGTCCGAAAAGTGAGTGAGTTTTGGATTCTCTTTTGACTTTTCGAGCGTGACAATATCTTGCTCAACACCCTGGAAATCTTTTTTTATGCCTTTACATTTCTTAGGGTTGATCAAAATCCGACGTTTGTCCAAAAGATTATTTACATTCAATTGTCTAGTCCTGAAGCGCGGCGCGGCTGATTTAACTCGGACTCGATACCCAGCTTCTTTCAAGACAACATTATCTGGTTTACCTTTAGTCGAGCGGGCATTACCAGCGGCATCTGGGTAAATAAAACTGTTCATTGGTGTGTAGCCCTTTTTCTGAAGAGCCTGGATCATCTTACGGGTGTCATACCCGTCCCCACCTTCCAATTTTATTTCATCAACCCCATAAACTCGAAACCCATCATATCCCCAAACAGTCGCACAAAAAGGATCAACGTTGAAATCCAGTGATATGTGATATTCACTAAACATTTTAGCATCTAGTGTCTCATCATCATTGACGCTCGGATTGTAAGAGTAATAAAAAAGATTTCCGGCCATGTTGACCCAAAGACCTTTAATATAAGCCTCTTGCATTTTCGTGTCATAGGCATCATTCAACAAATCGAGGTAAGCTTCATTCAGATTGTCAGTGTTGTCTGTGGTGTTTCCATACATCACTTTCAAATTGGCTGGGGGGTTTTCGATAAAGTAATCATAATACTCTGAAACGAAACCCTCAGGTGTTCCAACACTAGCAATCTGAAGGATCTTGGCTCTCTTGATACGGCATCGGCCAAGGACCTCTTTGTAGCGAACCAGTGGAATCAGTGTCACCTCATTGATAACAGCATAGGCCCAGTTCGGACCCCTGAGAGACTTTTCAGCTGACACCACGTATAGTTTGCCGTTTGACCAGGGGAACTTAAACCAGTGCTCAGTCTTGTGATACTGGTACTTGATTTTAAATTTCTCAAGGATCTGTTCAAACTCTGGCAGAACGTCTTTTTTGAAATCGGGAAAGCTCGGCACCACAAGGCCGCCGTGCATATTCTTATTGGCTCTCGATAGCTGAAGAGCTTTGATACAAAGAGCGAAAGTTTTACCACCACCAAAGCCCGTTGAGAGATGTAATAAATAGCTATCAACGTCCATTAAGAATTCACGTTGATGTTTATTGGGCTTAAACTTAAAACTCATTTCTTCACCGGTTGCATCATGTGGTCAAACTGTTCATCAGTGTCTTCAAACTCTAAAATGAAATCATCATCGGGACTTGCATCAGAGAATTCATCTTGAGGTTGCTCACCCCATCCCATTGTGTTCTTAGAAAACCAGATAAATGCTAGGGTATTTACCTTGTCGTTTTTATCTGAGCTGGTCATAGACCGTCGAAACTTATCATGCCAAAAAGCGTTGAAACAAACTCGCCCTTCAGTGGCCGCTTCAGCAAACTTTGGGTATTTGTTTTTCCACTCAGTGAATTTCTTAGAGGTGATCCCCCAACAAGCCAAAATATAAGTATGGGTGTTACCCTCACGGCAATGTTGAACATAATCAATCGGGTGAAAGTTTGGATCATAAACAATGCGACGTTGATTGATGACCCCAACTGGTTTGTGAAGACCAGCAAGGGGATTAGAAAAAAATTGGGGAATAGGGGGAGCTTTAGCCAATCTTTCTCGATAGGCTTTCTCGGCTTTTTCCTTTTCCGATTCTTTTTTCTTAGCTTCAGTTTTAGATTGTGGTTTGCGACTTGTCTTCAATCGTCAACCCCATCTCTTCGAAAACCCCTTGAGGTTTACCAGATAGAGTCGCTTCCATATCAATTCGCTCTTGCAATTTACGTTGCTCAGCCAATTTCTCAGACTCTTTCTGATACATCTTTCGGGCTTCTTGCTCGATCATGTGAACAAAAACTTTGGCCATTTCACGAACCGACCAGATTTGATCGGTCTCTTTTCGCATTTTACCTTTTCGATTATTTTGGATGGCATCTTGCTGAAGCTGGTGGGCCATGCGGTCCAAGAATTTTTCAACATTTGGATGAGACCCTTTAAGAAGCTTAGCACGAAGCTCACCGTTGATCTCTTGGTTTTCTCTGATCTCGGCCATAAAGTGCTTTCGCACGAATTGTTTCCAGTTCATTCAACTGTCCTTTATTTACCATCCGTATTTTCGGATTATATTTCTTATTACCGCTTTAGCCACTCTTTTGTCCATTCCCCCAGCCTCAAGACTAGCTTGAGTTCTATTTATACCGAAAAAACGGATTGACTGAAGGGTGGCCATCTTAAATTCAGGATCAAAGATGACAGAGATTACATTGGGTGCAGCAAAAGCCTCGGTCTTACTACTTAAAGTCTGTTGTGGCTTCACGGTAATATAGCTCTCGAAGTTGAACTTGCAACATCATTGCTTTTCCCATGTCTTCAATCATCTGTTTGCCTTGAGCATCGGGAACTTCCACAACTCTGTGGCCCATCATTGTCCAAACCTCAGGCCTCATGTGATCTTGAAGTTCGAGGCAAGACCATGTGGCTCCGCCAACCGCTGAATGTTCCATTAGTACAAGTTTCATTGGCCCTCTTTTTCAAGCTCAGCTTTTTTGGTTTCCAGATGCTGAAGATGTTTGTAAGACAACTCTAAGTCTTTCGTCTTTTGCTCGATTGATTTTTTAGTTTCATCAATCGACTCTTGAATTCTCTCAGTTTTGGAAGTTGAACAATCAGTGTAAATCATAGAGATCAGACCAACCGTCATAAATACAATAATCATGATCCCGAGGGTTTTAAAAAAGTCCCCAACTGCTTTACCAGGATCATACATCCAATCAGGATATTTAGACATTAGCGCCCCTCTTTCATCGCACCCATTCGAATGACCATTTCAGCTTGGAAAGCTTGAGCCAACATTGCTAGCTCATTGATGGTGAGAGTGCTCATCCAGATTTCATTCGGGTTGCCTGGTTTACCCAGGCCTAAAACCACAACAGCATCAAAATGCTGAGAGTGCCCTTTTACCTGTTCAAGAATATCAGCTGGTTTGATTAGTCGATCACCTTCAGCCAACATTTTACATCTCCGATGCACCCGCTGGTGGGGCACCTTTCTGAGCTTCTTGAGCTTCGACCATGGCAGCAACAACGTTGTGCTTTCTGGCTTGGACCTTATCCGTTCGGATGTAAGAAATTTTGTGTGTGTGATGGTCGTAGTCGTTCATTGGAACAGCGACTTGCTGTTTGCGACCACGAATCTTTTTTGTCACCAAAACCATAGGGCCAGAGATCGATTTGATTCTTGGCGGCTTTGATTCATCAACATTTCCTTTTTCGTCTTTGTGATCTTCATACTCGACAACGTGAAAATGCCCACCGATTGAAGCTGTTGTTGTGAGCTTCTTTCCTTCAGAGTCTCGAGTTCTAAAAATGTGAGTGTGCTCGAAATCGTAAAAGTCTTGTGGGTTATCATCAGGGTGTGTGGCCATTCCAATTCTTTTTAGAACCGGTGCGACCGACAATTTGAAAGTCGAAGAGTTGAACTCTTGAACCTTCGAGAAGCTGTGCTCAGTGGGCGCGGCTGTCTCATAGATGTCATCACCTGATGCTTTTACCTGACCCAGTTCTGGATCAAGTTGTGATTGTGGTTGTTGATTGATTTGTGTTTGCGCACCTCGGCGCTTCACGGCTTGTCTCATGCGTGTCCCCTCATTCCCATTCAGTCAAGGTTTTATTTAGGTTTTTGCATAATCGTAAAAATAGCAAGGAAATGCTTAAAAGGGCCAGAGCAACGTGTCAATTATCGGGTTCTGCCCCGACAAAGGATCTGCATAGCTTCTCTCAACTGGGCCTTTTGGCGCTCGTTCAAAACGGCTTTGGCAAGATAGGTGTGAATCGCATCCCACAAGGGTTCACAATCCCGAAGGATCTCAAGCGATTCATGCTCAAATCGGAGATCTTCCATTTCTTTTTCAATAACCTTCAGGGCTTTTCTTCTTTGGCGATTTAGATATTGCATGACTGATGGTCTCAACGGATTTTCCGGCCATCAATTTCAAAAAGGTCTAGTCCAGTAAACGTGACTCTAAATAGAAATTTATCTGAAGCACTTGCAAGCGATGCTCATCACAATCGATCAGCCACAATTCACTATTCGGGACCCGTTCATTCTCGACGATTGGGACACCGGCAATTGCATTTGGATAATTTCCATTGACGAAAGCTTGATTGGGTCCAAGCTCAGATGCGAGTTCATTCAAAAAGGCCCGTCCCAGCTTTTTCAAGCTAACTCGATTTCCTTCGAGTCGACAGGACGGGTGAGGGGCTTGTTGGTCGACCTGGGCTTTGATTTTCAAGATGGTCATCAACAGGTTGTCAAAGCCTTTGGTCATTCCAACTTTTTCCCATGCACCGAAAGAATTTCATCGGTCTGTTCCCATTCTCGAGCAAAAATTATTCCAGCGTCGAAGGCCTCTTGCTCTGATCGGCACTTCAATAAGTGTTGCGATTTATAATAGCGCCAATGGGGAAGGGGCAAGTTTGTTGTAGAATTATACCCCTTGGCGAAAGCGATTTCACACAATGCTAACATCGAACCAGTCAATCGATTCTCATCAGGACGGCGCGTGTAAGATGGTTCACTGATGTCCCAACAAAGTCTAGGGCGCTTTGATGTGCTCATAAATACCCCTTCGTTTACAGTAATTAACAAAGGCAGTGTGCAGCTCTGGCAGATTTCTAGCCTTTACAAAATAGTCGTAAGATTCGGCATATAAGCCACCAGGGACCAAATGACAAAAGATTCTATCCAAATTGTAAAAAGTGCTCAGGATAAAGAGCTGTTTGAAATCGTCGTTATCATCAGAATCAGCATCATATTTCTTGTAAGCCCAAATCGAACCCAAACACCAGAACCAACAAAACGGTAAGAGCCAGTAGAGCCACCAATATTTAGCTCTCATGATCAGAAGCCCAAAGAAAGGTCCCTGATGCACATCAGGGGAGTCAAACATCTTTCTCTCGATCTCATGTCGATAGTTGGATGTAAGCTGACCTTCCCACTTAAAAGTTTTCCAATTGAAATGAAGTGGGCAAGTTGTGGCGTCGATCATCATCTCATTATCTAGCCACAAATGTGAGTCCCTAAAGAACTCATGGGGCCGTTTCATTTTCTTTGAACCAGGCCAGTCCCTTTCAGTGTTGGGTGCAAAAAGCCAGTGGCGCTTGAAATAGGTTCGGACCAAACCAGGGGATGCAATCGCGATAAAGGGCACAGCCTGATCAACGGTGAAATTAGATTTATTATTCCAGGGCTCTTGATGGGGGTGGCGAACTGGATCAGCGTTGATGTCAGTAAACCGATAGGCCAATTGCTCTTGGTCTTCTTTTCGATCTTCATTAAAGAACGAAAGGGCACAGCTGAAATTGCAGCTGTCACCCCCATCACCACCTTGGTCAACTATAAAGCCGTTTTCATCTTTCATACTAAGTCCCTACAAATTTGAGCCATTAACAATAAAGCAATACACCTATGATTATTTTCAGCATTAACTGTTTTTCCATCACTCTCTTGGTCTTCAAACCAATAAGCATAGCTTGTTCCAATGGGTTTGAAATAATCAGCAAAAAGTTCCTTCAGATCTATCTGTTCAAAATCCTCGCTCGGCCTAAAACAAGATTGGGCATATTGAATAGCATAGCAACTGGTGTCGTGCGCTTTACCATCCACAACAAGCTCAGCTGCTAGCTCATAGATAAGAACGCTTCTAGCAGGATCAAGTTTTCTTTTGGCTCCAAAAGCTTCAATCATTGGGTCCCCCTTACTTCAAAATTATCCCACCAACGCTTTGAATTCTGTGTGCATCTTTGACTTAAAGTCCTTAACCATTGCATGAGAGATGCGCTCTTGGGTCTTGGGGCCAATTCGGAAAGTTTCACGAAGTTTGGGAAGGCAATCCTTTGGTGGCGCACAAAGACCCCGTTCCCAGTTGGACACAAATTGAGAGTGGACACCGATAGCCTCAGCCACTTCAGCCTGGGTCATACCTTTCTCAACACGAATAGATTTTAAAACCTTCCCCATTTCAACAAACATAGGATGATTGGGAATAGTTTTCTTATTTACAGCTTTCTTCATATTTACTCCTTTTAGTTTATTTAGGTCGATCAGATACCAGGGCGCGACGATATTGCAACAAGAATAATTTTCATGATGCAATCTTTTCTTAGTTGTAAAGTGGTTTATAAGCCTTCAATGGCCGATTTGAGCTTTAAGAGCTGGTCCTCACGGGCTTTAAATTCTCTCAGGCGTTCCCGAAGCAGATAGGTGTGAGCATCAATTGAGTCAGTTCTGTCCAACTCTTGTCGGATTAACTCTAGCTCTTTTTGGACATAATAAAGTTGTTCATGTAAGACATCTAGTGCTTTACCCATAATTACCTCTTACCTAAATAGTATAGCACTTATAGATATTAGTCTATTTATCTCGTTTTGAATGTCTCAATCCGTAGTAAGCAATTAAGAGGGCATCAACCACCCCTTCGTGCATCTTGCCTGATCTTGGCCCTTTGGGAATGTTGTGTTTCAATTTAGGAAAAAATCGATCTAAGGCTAAGAGTGATTTCTCTTTCGGTTTAAGCCTCTTATCCAAATCAGCGTGCAGATCTTTGGTCCAAACATGGGGATCAACCAAAGTGTATGGAAGCTCCACAATTCTCAAAGCACAAAGAATGGTTCCGAAATCAACCCCGTAAGAGAAAGCACCCCCTGCGTTCATCCCATAGGCTTTTGCTCTTTCCAGATAAACATGATCACAAGGGTTCACAGCGAAGATCTCAAGGAGTCTCTCAAAGTTCACCCACTTCAATTCATCAAGCGGCATCAGCTCATGGGTGAAACCATTTTCACTCAGCCAAACCAGAGCCCCCTTTTGTCCTGGGTCGATGCCAAGTACGAGTCTCGGGGTTTTTTCTTTTGTCGGGTCTTTCTTCATAAGTGAACCTTTCGATGATGAAGCCATGGGGAACTTTCAAAGCCATGGTCCCAGGGGAGTGTTTGTGAATTTCAATTTGTAATCCCGTAACCTGACAAGTGATCACGGTGAACTCGTAGTTTTTCAGCTGTCGAACGAGAGTTGGGATCTTAGACATTAAAGACCCCTTTCTTTTAGAAAATTTGTGTGGGCTGGTTGAGCACCACAAGAGCCGTGAGGCCCAAACACTGATGGGGTGGATACGTTTAGAGCTTTTTTGAGAAGGTGGGTACAGTAAAAACCATAATAAAAACAACGCTTTAAATTAGATCCGTACCCACCGTACCCACTTTTTTGACCTTTTCTTATACCCCTATAAATATATACATATAAGCACCTATAGAGATCAGCAATTATACTTTTATAATAAATATCTATAAAAAGGTGGATACGGTGGATACATAATAAGAATTTCAATTGAATTTCAAGAACTTGAGCCGTATCCACCTCAACCATAAAGGTGGTTACAAGGTGGCTATAGGTGGGTACGTTCATTGTTTCACCCACACTTTGAGTGGGACTGAGCCTTTGACTCTCTTTTGAATCTTCTTAAGTCCGAGCACTCTTAAGATTTTTGAAACTCTCATTTGGTCAGGCTTGGTGAAAGCCTTCACTGAAGTTTCAAACCCATCGAGCCCACAAATCGCATCCCAAACTTCTCTGACTGTGTAGAATTCTTTATCAGGATTGGCTTCAATAAATTTCTGAGCTTCATACTGCCACTCATCGACAACCATTCGACTGGCTTGCTCGATCTTAGCCAGATTCTCAACCTCTTCATCATCCAACCAAAGTGGTTCACCCATTTGATACCGATAATAGGCTTCGGCCCAGAGCTGATCCCGATCTTCAATGAGCTGATCCTTCTTAAGAGCACCCACCACAACTGGCCAGAATCTTCGGTTACCCGTTTCGTCTTGAAAGTATTCATCCTTGTTGGTCGATCCAATAAAGATGCACTGTCTTTTAAACGTGACAGCCTTTCTCTCAAAAGCCAAACGTGCACGGTCTTCTGTTTTACTGATGAAAGCTTTTAGTGATTCAGCTTCAGACTTGTGGGCCGGAACCATTTCAGCCATTTCAATAATCCACTTGCCGTGAATCGTATTGATGGTGTCCTTGTTATTGGGATCAATGTTTGAATCAGTAAACCACTCTTCACTGGCTAAGATTCTCACAGCCGTTGATTTCCCCACACCTTGGCCACCCTCTAAGACCAACACGTTATCAAACTTACAACCAGGCTCAAAGATTCGAGCGACGGCAGCGATAAGGGTCTTCGCGCCAACCGCTTGGACATATCTCTTATCACCCGTTGCCCCCAAATATTTAACCAGCCAATTATCCAATCGATCAACCCCATCCCACTCAAGAGACTTGATGTACTGTCTGACCGGATGAAAGCGGTTCATCATGGCAACGTGTTGCATAGTGGCCCACATATCTTGCTCTGGGATTTCGACTTTGAATTTCTCTGAAAGCCAGTGGCAAGCTGCAATGATGTCCAAGTTTTCCACTTCGTGATCTTTATAGACTTTATCTTTCAAACCCCATGGTGGCTCAGCCCCGTAGATCACTTGCTGATTGAACTGATTATATCTTAGCGTCTTCGGTTCACAGCCTTTAGTGAGAAACAAAATCCGATTTCGTTTTGTGTTCTTAGGCCGATTATCAGTTTTGTTTCGATCAAGCCTGTCTGTCCAGTGAAGCATTTCATCGTCTTGGGCTTTAGCCTCTTCATCAGATAAAAAGTGATCGACAATTTCTAAATCAGTCCCGAAATCATTTTCTGTTGCAAGCTCAGCTCTCGCCTTTTGAACTTGTGGAAGCAACCAGCGGGCCGCTGCCATTCGTGAGCCTTTCTCAAGTGGCTTTTCACTGATGGCATTATTTGGATCAGATAGAACCGAAACAATTATGTTATCATCAATTCTCTTTCCAACCATTGCATTGATACAGGCCATGAGCATCGAAGACCGATCTTGGTTATACCGCCCATCATCTTTTGCGTGGATGATAACTTCCATAATACGTTCCGAGATCGGAAGCTCAAAGACCGGATAATCATCGACAAGTTCAAAAGAAAGAGCCCCACCTTTACTGAGCTTGATGCGTTCTTTAGTTGGATTGAATTCTGGAAAATCGTCACTTGTCTGAGGCGGGCTCCCCGCCCACTTATAACGAAAGCCACTGTCGGGGTGGATACTAGGGGGCAATACCACTTGAGCACCATTACCCATGAACGTGATTTCCCAAGCTTTAGCAAGCCGATAACCCTGATTGATCTCTTCAGCGGTAAGCTTCTCTCTTTCAAGTTGTGATACCTCTTTCTTAGATGGGGCCAAATACTTGACCTTGTGTTTGCTCTCAGCGATTTGATAGCGCCCTGTCAGTTTCAATTCGTGGACTCGGACATAAAGGTGCCGCGAATATTTGTTTCGACCACTGATAACAGATGGTGCGAGATAATATTCGGGGAACACCGAAGCCAGTGCCTTTTCCATTTCAGCGTTGTGAGCTTCGTTTCCCGATTTCACATCACAATCGATGATGGCCAAATAATAACCATTACCAAGTGCCGATGGTAATCCAGGCCTCACCCCAACGTTTGCATTTTTGGGTTCCGACTCTTCTAATTGTTTGAGAGTTTTTCTTGGTCCTTGAGACCAATTTTTTTCGACTGGCACTTTTGATTTACTTCGAAGCCAGTGAATACCGAAGCCAAGCTTATGAAGCTTAACAATTTCGTTCTGCATTTTCCCCTCAGCCCGTTCTATTGAAATTTCTTATTCGAATTTTGTTTTTTGTGGATCTTATTGAAATAGGGTTGATAGATTTCGTCAAACCCTAAAACCCCTTTCGACATAACCTTTAATTTATATGCGTTGTCGAATTGTGGTGCCGACTGAAGATAAACCCAGTTCTGCACTGTTCTTTCGGCTATGCCTAAAGCCTCAGCAACATTTCTAACCCCGCGTTTTCTGATCCAAGTGACTAAGTTGTGGTCCTGCATTTTATAACCTCGCTGCGTTATGAGCATTTTTATTGGTGACACCCATTTAAAAGTGATGAAAACTTTTTGTCACCAAGAAAAAGGAATCATGAGGGGTGTGTGTTAAATGGCTGTTGTCGTTTGGGATAAGTCCAGAGAGTCTTATGTCTGTGCGTGCTCATTTTCTGAAAGAGACATTCCAAGATTAAATGGTTTTCAGTGGGATGCTTCCACTAAGTGTTGGCATCAACCCAACCCACACCGAGCACTTAAACTTTATCACCTTGCAACCGAAGAAACAAAAAAACGTTTAGATGAAGCAAGAGGCTTTCATTATATGGACCGAGTTTTGATCACGACACCAAAAGCCGTTCATCTAAGACCCAAACAAAAAGAAGCGGTGAACTTTTGTCTGCACCGTCGAAATTCTTATTATGCCGCAAAACCTGGAATGGGAAAAACAGCGGTGGCCATTACTGTTTGGAACTCGTTAAAATCAAACGGATTTAAAACTGGTCCTTGCCTTTATTTACTCCCCCCATTTATGGTGGCTAACGTTCTAAGAGAGTTTAAAACTTTCGCGGTTCGATCCCCCACAATTGAGGTGGCAAGCGGTGAGAAATATCGATTTAAATTTTCAAGTGATATTACTATTGTTCCTAGTTCTTTATTGGCTAACCAGGATATTCACGGGCAACTTCTCGACGTAGTTTGGTATCTGCTTCTAATCGATGAAGCTCAAGAATACAAATCTGACAACTCTCAAAGAGCAAAAGCCCTTTATGGTGGTACTTACAAAAAGACCATCAAAGGGGTGAAGAAAATTTTAAAGTATGAATCACTATTAAACAAATCCCTAAAGTCAGTTCATCTCTCGGGGACACCGCTTTTGAATCGACCGATTGAACTTTGGAACCCGCTTCACCATGCCGCCCCTTGGGCCATCAAGGGGATGACCTATTATGAATTTGTAAACAGGTACTGTGCCGCTAAAGAAGTTGTGATCGGTCGAAACTGGGATGGGTCACCGAAGACCGCACTGGACACCTCGGGATCATCGAACGAGAGTGAGCTAAAAGAACTTTTAAAAGATTTTATGCTTCATCACTTCAAAGACGATATGGAACCAAAAATCTATGCTGATTTCTGGCTTACTATCGACAAGGCCACTGAGAAGAAAATCAAAGTGCATGAAAAAATTTGGAACGGGCTTACACCAGCCGAGCGAAGGTTACGGGAACAAAACCCAGAACTCTTCGGTGAGATCCCTTCCATTGCCACAATGAGAAAAGAGTTGGGGTTGATGAAGGCCAAACTTTCAACGGATAAAATTGAAAGTGCTATGCAAGAAAGTGGCAAGGTCTTGGTGCTCACATGGCATACCGATGCTCAACAATGGTTAGTGGACTGGGCAAACAAAAAGAAATTTAGACACGTTACTTTAAATGGAAAGGTCCAATCGAAAGAGCGTGACGAACTGATAAAAGAATTTAATGAAGATGCAGAATGTAAGATCATGTTTGCACAAATCAAAACAGCTGTCGGCTTTAACGCTGATAAGTCTTGTCATCGGGTTGTGCGAGTTGAGAGATCTTACGTCCCTGGGGATAATGAGCAAGCTGAAGACCGCGTTCACCGTCTTACCCAAACAGAGCAAGTGTTGGTCGATGATATTCGACTGGATCACCCGCTCGATAATTATATAAGGCAAACGAATGAAACCAAAATCGAAACAATCAAAAAGATTTCGGGGGAAATATGAAGGCAATTTACATGGGTATGACAGTGGCCACGATGACAGGGATTTTGTGGGTGATTCTGACAATGGCTTCTTGTCAGAAGACTGAAGCTCAGCAAGAGGACATTTTGCCATGCCGGATGGACCGTTTGAACAATGTGGCTTGTTACTGTAGTGGTAATGAACTTTCGTGTGTGAAGCTCTAAATATGGGTGAATTTAAAGAACAGGAGATATTAAAAATGGATCAACAAGCGAACGAAAAAATCCCAAACGATGGTTGGAAGTTTGGACATCAACAAGAAAGACCAGAAATCGACGTTCCCAGACTTCGAAATGAACTAGCACGAATGAAAGAAGTTGTGCGTGAACTCGAGCGCCACAAGGCTGAGAATCTTTTGTTGACTCGAGAGAAGGATCTTCTTAATAACGAGATCAATAATTTAAAACAAAGAATTATCCAGCAAAATCAAGAGCTGGTTGATCTATATAGAAAACTAAATGGCAATCAAGCCAAAGCATAAAGGAGTAAATATGCAAACAGTTACGTTGACCCTTAGTGGTCTGTCCCCAGAAACAGCGAAATCAATCCTTGCCGGTCTTGCATCAACTGATGGTGAAGCTTCAGGTAATACACACACATCCCAAAGCAACGCAAAATCAGCCACCAAGGCCGGTAAGGTTTCCAAAAAAGCGGCCCCTGTCGAAGATGAAGCCGATGAAGAAATTGAAGAAGAATATGAAGGTGCTGATGCCGATGTATCTGATGAAGTCGAAGAAGAAGCTCAAGACTTCACAGTGCCACAAGTTCAAAAGCTGATGGCAAAATTGGCTCAAGAAAAAGATGCGGGTACAGCTAAGAAGCTTCTTGCTAAGTACAAAGTGAAGAAAGTCGCAGAACTTAAGCAAGTGAAATTGAATCAGCTTGCTGAAGAGATCAACGGCTTGCTGGAATAAGAATGAAACAGGTTGATAAAAAAATTAGTCATACAGAACGAGAGCACTCAACAGTGGGTGCCTCGGGCTCAAAACGTTGGCTCAATTGCCCAGGATCTGTTGCCGCTGAAGCCGCCGCACCGGAACAAGCTGACTCAGATCAGGGCAAGCGGGGAACGTTGATGCACGAAAAGCTTGAAAGAATCGTTCGAGGGTGGCTAAAGACAGGTGTATTTAAATACAAAGACCAAGAAGAAAAAGAGGAGTTTGAAGATCTCGCCGACTACATTGTTGCAAGATTAAAAGAGCATGGCCTCTCCCCCAGGGAAGCTTTGTTAGTCGAAGAGAAAATTGATCTTTCTGAAATCGTCGATCCTTTGTGTTTTGGTACAAATGATTTGGCCATTGTTCAGCCGTTCGGGTTGCTCGAGGTCATTGATTACAAATCAGGGAACGAGTTAGTTGAGGCCAAGGACAACACCCAGCTCATTTACTATGCGATTGGGATTGCCCACAAACAAGATTTCAATTTCTCAGATGTAAGACTAACAATTTATCAACCACCTAATAAGTCTAAGCCGCTCGACCACTGGGACATCGATATAAATAAACTAGAATCTTATGTGCCCCTATTCCGAAAGGGTGTTGAACGGACAAAGAAAAAAGATGCACGAAGATTTGCCGGTGATTGGTGTAAGTGGTGTCGAGCGGCTGATGACTGTGAAACTTTGAAGCAAGAAACGATGAAAAAGATCGGTGAAGATTTTGACTTCGAAGAGCCAAGAGATCTTGTGGTGGTTGAAAAGGGTCTGACACCTGAGAAGGTTTCAGCTTACCTTGATGCCGCTGACAAGCTTGAGATGTGGATCACAGCCATTCGAGCCCGTGCGAAAGAGATGTTAGAAAATAAAAAACAGATCCCAGGGTGGGGGCTTATCCCCACAAGATCATCTCGGGTTTGGAAATCAGAAGCTGGTGCCGCTAAACTCGCCAAAAATATGAAGGTCAAATTCTACAAAGAGTCAGCTTGTAGCCCAGCTGAGCTTGAGAAAAAAGTTGGAAAGAAAAAGTTTCAAGAACGTTTTGAAGTTTTTGTTGAGAAAAAAGAATCGGGAAATTTAAGGCTGGGCCGTCTTCGTGATGTGACCCAAGACTTTGATGACATCCCTGAAGAAAGCGAGTGGTAATGGAAAAATCAATTATCGTTTATGGTCCCCAGGGCTCTGGAAAGACAACCCTTGCACCAGAGATCATGAAACACTTTGGGCTTAAAAAACTTATCGACGGCGCGAAGCCTGGTGGTCATATTCCTAAGCATGGCGCTTTGGTGCTCACCAATGTAACACCCGATGAAATGCACGAAGTGACAAAAGCTTTCTTAGAAAATCGAATTTATAGCATTGAAGATATCAAACAGAAGTTAAAACCGAAGGGGGTTTAATATGCAAAAGCAAGTGAAACCAAAAGTGACTGTGAACGAAAAGAATAAAGCCGTTTACATCACTACAAGTCAGGGGCGGGTGAGCTTTCCTAAGATCATCAAGGCCGAAGCCATGCAAGGGTCAACTAAGAAAAAGTTTTCTCTTTCATTATTGTTCCCAAAAAAGCATGACCGAAAATATCTGATTGAGGCTGTTGATCTCGCCGCGAAAATGTTTTGGGGTGAAAAAAATATGCCCAAGAAACTCACCAAGCCGTTTGCTGATGGTGATGCCGAAGAGTATGATGGGTACGCGGGCAACATGGTTCTGAAACTTTCAGCCCAAGAAGAGTCACCAATTGTTTGCATCGGACTAAATAAAGAACCAATTGATCCAAAAAAGATCTATGCCGGTTGCTGGGTTCGAGCTTCTATCTCGATCAAAGCTTATGAAGTTAAAGGTGAAGACGGCAAGGTGATCAAACGCGGTGTTGGTGCTTATTGCCAGGGCCTTCAGTTCTTGTCTGATGATGAACCTTTTGGAAACAAGCGTGATGTTACCGATGACTTCGGTGATGATGATGTTTCAGAGTTCGCTGATTCAGATAGCGAAGAGAGCTATGAAGATGCTGATGCTGACACTGACAGCGATGAAGAAAGTGAATGGTAATGCGTTTTGTTTTGGACTTGGAAACAAGATCAGAACTCGACGTTAAGGATGTGGGTCCGCATAAATATGCGGCCCACCCTTCGACCGAGATCATGTGCGTCGGTTATAAGATCGACAAATTCAAAAGTAAAATTTGGATGCCCCTTGAAGACCCGACAATGCCTTCGGATCTTGAAGAGGCCTTCAATGCTCACGAAGAAAAAGAAGCAACCCTTGTGGCCCACAATGCTGAGTTCGAAATGGAACTGTGGAACGTTTCAGCCTTCAGACAGGGGATCACTTATTATCCGATAGTGCGTGATTTTGTTTCATGTACAGCGGCTCGAGCGGCTTACCGTGGTTACCCACGAAAGTTGGAATACTTGGCCCAGGCTTTAAAGCTTTCGCTTGAAAAAGATAAAGTCGGCCACCGAACGATGTTGAAATTATCAAAGCCCAGAACTCAATGGGTGAAAGAT